CAGCATTTCATGGCGTTCACCAAATTTCAGATTATGGCGTTGGATGTATTCGCCCAGTGCTTTGAGTGTTGGAAGCAATGGATATAATGTCACCTTGCCATTGGTGTTGAGTTGGTTTGCTGAGTACATGAGCAGTCTCCTAATTTGTTGAATAGCAGGACGCTATGACACGTTAGTGTTTCGCCAGTGTCCTAGACTGGCTCATCAGATAGCATGGCAGGGCGGCATCAGCACCGCCCAACCAAAGTTGGTGAGTACCGTACAGAAACAGGGCTAGTAAAAGCCCCATAACTTGGCACTCATTTATCGGCGTATCTGACGTGTCGCTCAAGGGCTGGGGTGATTACCAACCTACCGTAGGCTTTGCCAAACTGGGGCTGACAGGGGCTGACCCCCGTTGTTCACTGCAATGCAGGAACACCCTTTACATATCACCCTGACAAACAATGTCTAGCCCTATTTGTACTATCGGACATTATTTTTCTAATTAGCCTTAATGTGTGACATTTGTGCAACAGTCACTACTACACCTTATATATACAAAAACACCCTTTTTAGCCCTGTCATATTATTGACAACATTTTTGCATTTTTAGGCTAGACAAAACCTATTTTCCTCACAGGCGCTGTTCGCCGTAGTGCCGTGTAGGATTGTGACCAAAAGCACCTCAATCTCGTCAGTGGCGCTTAAAACGCGATTAAACGGCATGAACAAAGCGTGAACATTGTCCATTTAACCTAATAGTGGTTAAGTAGAACGAAACAGGAACAGATGCTGGGTGGTTACAATGGCGCGGCGCGTGTATATTTGTACGATAGGACAATTTCAAAAAGCCCGACCAAGCGATAGCGCATAGTGGCGGCACATAGTAGGGAATAGACAATGACTAAAGACAACGGCAATCATCCACATCTATCAGTAGTCACTGACACAGGGGACAAACTAACGGCTAAACAGGAACACTTCTGTCAACTGGTAGCCAAGGGTGAAACACTGACTGATGCCTATAAAGCGGCATATAACGTCAAAGAAGGCACAAAGCCTTCCACAGTGTGGGTTAACGCCTCAAACCTCGCAACAGGCAACACTAAGGTTTCAAGTAGGATTAAATCAATAACTGATGAAATCACCGCACGAAAGCGGACAGACGAAGACAAGCTGAAAATCTGGGTGACTGACCAGTTAAAGAGCGAGGCAATGAATGCACAGTCGGATAGCGCGAGGGTTGCGGCACTCACACAGCTAGGGCGTAGTGTCGGCATGTTCACTGACAAGGTGGAGCAGGATGACAAGGCGGCGCGCACCACGTCCGACATCGAGGCAGACCTGCAACGGCGGCTGGCGGTGTTAATGGGCGAGTAGGGTCACCCTGTTTTTTATTGGCTTACTGTCATACCCCACCCACCCCCGACCCCCCTGAGACACGCACCCACTGGCTATGCGACATACATGATGTTCTACACAACCAATTACCCAATAAATTTCAAACCCTGCAAAAGCGATTGTTGCTTTAGAGGCGAAATAAGCCACTCTGAGAGCCTTTGTCTCATTTGTGGCCTTACGGAGGGTGAATGGGATGAATGGCGCTCTATGGACGCTGAGGAGCGCCTAGAGCTTATGTATGACGTTAACGGTAGGGTGAACTACGCTTGGATGATGTGGGAGATAGTCTCAGAGCCTACAGTGCAATAGTGTTGTGTGACTTACACAGGTAGGTAACTGTATCGAAGTTTCCATCAGTAGGTGCCGTGAGATACTCAACGAGCGCGTACTTACAGTCTGCTAGATTATCAAAGGTAGCAACCTCTTGTTGCATACACCGCCCGTTAAGACAGACTATCAGGATTATGTGCCAAATTTCTAACATTACCCCCCCCTTTCAATTTGTACGAGGTTTTGGTTTATTCTTTAATCGCCGGGTCTTTTACAGGATACGCTACTAGGATTCCTGTACCCCCGTACAATTTTTTCATCTACCCGGACCTTGCCCTTAGATTCTTCGCTCAAAAGTATATCCTCCCTTCCTTCAACCACCTTAGATGTTCTAGCCCGTGCCGACCGCACAATAGCCTGCCGTAAGATTTTATTACCGCTGGCTCCAGACACCTATCGCAAAGCTCCCTGCTCTGTGAACTCTTCGAGGTCTGTTTGAAGAGGGTCTTTGGACGCAGGGGGGTTATATTTTCTGACATTGCCCATTTCTTTCCTCAGAATTGCCAGTAAACCTTCTGATGCCAAAAACTTCATAGCCTCTGAATCAGCCTCAATTGTCATAACCGCGCCACCGTCATCACACTCAAGGATATCAATAACGTTTATTTCCATAAATTTGTCCCCTAGTACATATGTACTATATAGTACATATATGTATTATATATAATATTACATATCTAGTTAAAGTACACAATGTACTATATACTGAACTTGAGGTGCAACGTCTCCCGGCACCTCCGGTGGGGTCGAGCTTCCTCCCTAGCTCCCCCACCGTCATATTTTGGGAGAAGGGGGCATAATGACAGACAACATAATTCAATTTCCAAGTACGAATCCGCTTGACGAAGAAGCCGAGTTGGACCCAAAAGAAATGATGTCTGTTATTCAGGAGGAAGTGGAGATGACTGAAGCCATGGTTATAGGATGGACCGAAGAGGGAAACCTTTTCATGGCTACGTCTCATGGCAGGGCGCCCGACATGGTGTTTTTGTTAGAGTTGGCAAAGTCAGTATTGATGAATAGATGCGTTTCTGATGGCTAAGTCTGCAACAGTATCGGTAATGGATAAGATATCCAAACTGCCGCCTGACCAAAAGCAAGAGATAATCGAGCTTCTTGAAGAGCTTGAGGAAGCTAAGCAAAAAGAAAACTCAAGAACGGACTTCCTAACATTCGTAAACAGGATGTGGCCATCGTTTATTGGTGGGCGACACCATGAAATTATGGCGGATGCATTTGAGCGCGTAGCTAATGGAGAGCTAAAGCGCCTGATTATCAACATGCCGCCCCGACATACCAAGTCTGAGTTTGCCTCATATTTGTTTCCAGCTTGGTTTTTAGGCAGATACCCAGAGAAGAAAATCATTCAAACAGCGCATACAGCCGAACTTGCTGTTGGGTTTGGACGTAAGGTCAGAAACCTAATTAACCAAGATGACTTCCAAGAGGTGTTCCCCGGAATAAACCTTTCATCTGACTCAAAGGCGGCTGGTCGTTGGAACACAAACAAGCGAGGTGATTATTTTGCTATTGGTGTTGGTGGTGCAGTCACTGGTAAGGGCGCTGATGTCCTCATTATTGATGACCCGCACTCGGAGCAGGAGGCGGCACTGGGGGCTTACAACCCAGATGTCTACGACAAAGTGTACGAATGGTACACGTCAGGACCGCGACAGCGTTTGCAACCGGGCGGAGCAATCATTGTAGTGATGACAAGATGGTCTGTTAGGGATTTGACAGGCTCAATCATGAAGTCCGCAACTCAAAGGGACGGCGCGGATGAGTGGGAAGTAATCGAATTTCCGGCAATTATGCCATCTGGTGACCCGTTATGGCCTGAGTTTTGGCCTTTAGACCAATTAGAGGCACTAAAAGCTGAACTTCCTGTGTCCAAGTGGTCTGCTCAGTATCAGCAAGACCCAACTTCGGAAGAGGGAGCGCTAATTAAGCGAGAGTGGTGGCAGGAATGGGAAAGCGACAGCCCGCCACCGTGCGAAGCAATCATACAAAGCTGGGATACTGCGTTTTTGAAAACGCAACGAGCTGACTATTCTGCCTGCACAACATGGGGAGTGTTCCATCACCCCAATGACCAAGGCGAAACAGTGCCTAATCTTATACTTTTGGATGCATACAAGGAAAAGTTGGAGTTCCCAGAGCTAAAGCGCGCCGCATATGATAAATATTGGGAATATGAACCTGACCAGATGGTTGTGGAGAAAAAAGCCTCTGGTGCGCCTTTGATTTTTGAATTACGAGCTATGGGAATACCCGTAACGGAGTTTACACCTTCGCGCGGACAGGATAAGATAGCTAGAGCGAATGCAGTTAGTGATTTATTTGCTTCCGGCGTCATATGGGCGCCGCCTACAAGATGGGCAGAGGAAGTTATTGAAGAATGTGCCGCATTTCCTGCGGGAGAACATGATGACTTAGTTGACTCTACC